TACGCTGTTCAAAAATCTGTGTTGATGGCATCTCGCTCAGTGCAGCATTTTGGAACGTATAAATTAACTAAGGAAGACATTGCAGAAGTATTATGAAAGTTTTGAATTTCTTGAGACCTGAGAATGGTCTCACGGAAGATCCTCTTTATTACATGAACTTTGAAAAGTATGAGAAGGTTGCAAGAGATTGCTATCTTTTCATGGCTGATTTCTATAAGGATCTGTATTCGGGTCGTTATGATGATAAAGAGAAAGTAGTTCTTACATTAGAAGAACCAAACTTTTGTGTTGCACCTGGTGACAAAGTGAGACTGCATGAGGTGGCAGATAAGATTCTTACAATCTGTCCATATACTGCAGAAGTATTTGAGAATAGAGAATTTGTATTCTTCCCTTTCAGTGAAGATTGGATTCCTCCAGCATCAGAAAAGATAATTGATGTCTCTTACTTTGGTAGTATGCCCAAGGCTGTTCCTTGGGAAAGTTACATTAAAAATGTCTTCACCAAATATAATTTTAGATTTGGACACTACAGTATGGGAAATGTTCCCAGGTGTTCTTACGCCGATAAGATGATGATGTATGCGGCAACCAAAGTTGCTGTTGTTCATGGTCTTTGTAATATTAATCCAGACACCGCACAAAGATATTACAACTTCCCACAGGGTGATTTAAATGCTGCATTCAGCCAACTCGATAAAGGGTGGGCACCACAAATCAAATCCAGAATGTTTGAAGCAGCATTTGCACGTTGTGTGATTCTATGTCAGAAGGATCCCTGGAATCCGATTGAAAAATTCTTTGAACCAGAAAAAGATTTTCTGTATTTTGAAGACGAAGAGGATCTTAAGAAAATATTAAATCATGTGGTCAATAACTATGATGAATTTGACCAGATGAGAGAAAACGCTTATAATAAAGCGGTGAATAACTACACGACCAAGCACTTTGTTGAGAAGTTTCTGAAATGAAAAAGTTTATCGTAACCACTACAATCAATAAGCCCACTAGGGCTACCATGAACTTCTCTGCCATGCCTGGGTGGACTTTGGTGGTTGTTGGAGATAAGAAAACACCACATCACCTCTATAAAGAACTGGACTGCATCTATCTGTCTCCAGATATGCAGGAGCATGGTTGGAAAGAACTATCTGATACGATTGGTTGGAATAGTATTCAGCGTAGGAACATTGGTTTTGTTTATGCATATGAGCAAGGTGCTGACGTAATTGCTACTGTTGATGATGACAACATTCCATATGAAAACTGGGGACAAGATCTTCTAATTGGTAAGACAATTGAGTATGATCTATATGAATCTCCTACCGAAGTATTTGATCCACTGTCAGTTACTAATCACCCCGAACTATGGCATCGTGGATTCCCAATTCAGCAAGTTCCACATCGTTCTGAAACACGTTATGTTGGAAAGGATGAGCGTAAAGTTCTGATCCAGGCTGATCTGTGGGATGGTGATCCAGATATTGATGCAATGGCACGTCTATCAATGAAACCATGTGTCAAGTTCAATGTTGATAAACCATATGGTTCATATTGTATCTCTCCATTCAACAGTCAGAACACTTTTCTGGCTCGTGAAGTAATTCCATACTATGCAGTCCTTCCTCATGTTGGACGTATGGATGATATCTGGGGTGGATATGTTGCACAACTTAAGTTCCCCCAGAGTGTTGTATATAACAAGGCATCTGTATATCAGGATCGTAATGTGCAAGATCTTGTGACCAATCTAGAGAAAGAAATCATCGGATACCGTTATACTCAAAGTTTACTATACGATCTAAATCACTGGAAGTCATATGTTCCAGAAGAAACTATTGAATTTTATGAGGCATATCGGAGATGTTTCAAATGATGCGTTATGTAATTGATATTGATGGCACCATTTGTTTTCCTGGTGCTGGTGAAGGTCGATACAGTCATGCTGTCCCCAGATGGGATAGAATTCAGGAAATAAATAAATTGTACGATGAAGGCAACCATGTTGTCTATTTGACTGCTAGAGGTATGGGTAGATTTGATAACTCCCGCGAGTTAGCGGAGAAAGAATTCTACAACTTCACTGAGTCTCAACTGAAGTCTTGGGGGTGTAAGTACCATGAACTTCATCTTGGTAAACCTTCTGGTGACTACTACATCGACGACAAAGGAATGAATGACAATGACTTCTTCACAAAACGCCCCGATCAAATTCGTCCCTAAAGGATGGGGCTACGAAAAGTGGATCACAAACGGTCCACTTTATTGTGGCAAAATTCTATGGTTCTGCAAAGGCAAACAATGTTCTTGGCATTATCATAACAAAAAGGATGAAGTTTTCTATGTACAAAGTGGAAAACTCATGGTATACTACAGTAACTTTGACGACTTTGAAATGGCATACGTCAAAGAATTAAATGCTGGAGAAAAGTTTCATGTTCCTACTGGCATGAGGCACAGAATGAGAGCATTAGAAGATACTGTAATGTTTGAGTTTTCGACTGAGCATTTTGATGAAGATAGTGTTCGTATTGAAAAAGGAGATTGATGGCAATTAGTTATAACCGACTTGGTTCAAATGGTCGGCTTGGAAATCAAATGTTTCAGTATGCAGGTCTCCGTGGCATTGCAAAACAACATGGATATTCTTGGTTGATCCCACCACCAGATGACTATGGTGATTCAAACTATGGTCTTTTTGACTGTTTTGAAATGAGTACAGTTACACTTCAGAACTTTGGATATCTTTCCACTGATCAGAATATTGCAACTGGGTGCTTTCATTTCAATGAGCAATTCTTCAGAGGATGTCCTGACAATGTAAATCTTCATGATTACTTTCAAACCGAAAAGTATTTCAAGAATGCTGAAAAGATTATTCGTGAAGACTACAGATTTCAAAAAGAAATTCTAGATCCATGTAAAGAAGTTGTGGATCAATTTGATAATCCAATCTTCATTCATGTTCGTCGTGGTGATTATGTAAATCAACCAGACAATCATCCTGTTTGTCCTATTTCATATTACGAAAAGGCTTTGAAAGAATTTCCTGATGATGTTCCTGTCTTTGTATTCTCTGACGATCTTGATTGGTGTCGCGAACAATTCACCGATGATAGATTTGTTCTTCCAACTGAGAATGTAAAATATTCGCATACAGCAGATACAAACGATGGACGAGTGCAATCATTTGTGCCATACTATGATTTGTGTATGATGAGTCTGTGTTCTGGTGCTATCATCGCCAACAGTTCTATGAGTTGGTGGGGTGCATGGTTACAAGATGGACGCGGCAAAGTTGTTGCACCCAAGCCTTGGTTTGGTTCTAACTACAAAAATTATGACATGAGTGATCTTCTTCCCGAGTCCTGGATTGAAATGGAGGTATAATGGACTTAACTTATATCATGCCCTGTCGGATTGAATCTGAAGACAGGCTAAAAAATGTTATTACTTCGGTATCTTATCTACTAAAAAGTTTTCCAGATGCAAAGGTTCTTGTAAAGGAAGTTGATACTAAGTCAACCTTTAAGTTCAGAGCCTTACCAGAAATCAAAAAGATTGTTTCTACAGACAAACTTACACATGTCTTTGAGGAAAATTCTGATAACTTGTTTCACAAGACCAGAATCCTAAATGATCTTATCATGATGACAGATACGAGTGTGATCTGTAGTCATGATGTTGATGTTGTCTATCCAATCAGGTCCCACTTGCTTGCCTATGAGTCTATTCTCAGTGGCAATATGGATGTTGTATATCCATATGGATGTGGTGTATGGCAATATCAAGTTGACTATCCGATGGATGTCTTCCAAAACTTTATTCAGTCTGGACATGACTTGAATTCTTTGGAACCAAATTGTCGTACAGAGTCATCTACAATTGGATGGACTCAGTTCTATCATAGAGATGCTGTAGTCAAAGGTGGTCTATGGAATGAGGAATTTATTTCTTGGGGTGCAGAAGATTGTGAATTCTATTACAGATTTAATGCACTGGGATATAAAGTAGGCAGAATTGAAGGCCCAATTTGGCACTTTGAGCACGGTCGAACTCATAATTCTCATTACAACAATCCTAAGTTTATGCAGAACCACAATCTGTGGCAAACTCTCCGAGAAACTCCTAGAGAAAAATTAATCGAATATTATCAAAATGTCCCATATCTGAAAGTGAGGTCTCAAAATGCTAGCGTATAACCATCTTGGTCTATTAGGTAGACTGGGTAATCAAATGTTTCAATACGCCGCTCTGAGGGGCATAGCGGCACGTCGTGGCTATGACTTTGGTATCCCTCCATCTGATTTCAAAAATGAATGGGATGAACATCAGTTGTTTGAAACTTTTGATCTTCCACATTTGGATATAAAAAATGTGCGAATGTTGGATCAAGGACATGCTCCACTCGCAAAAGAAGTTCAGTTTGAATTTGATCAAAGGTTGTTTGATCAGTGTCCCAACGATGTTTCTCTATGGGGATTCTTTCAGTCTGAAAAATACTTTGCACATATTGCTGATAGCATTCGTCAAGATTTTACATTCAAGTTTAATATTCTCAGTGCATGTGAGGAGGTTTTCAAAACCTGGGATAATCCTGTATCACTTCATGTAAGAAGAACTGATTATCTTCAGAATAGTGCCAATCATTATAATCTTGGTCTTGATTATTATGAAAAGGCTCTTGAGAACTATGAAGGGAGAACTATTCTTGTCTTCTCTGATGATCCAGCATGGTGTGTTGAGCAAAAGTTATTTGAAGGTGATCGCTTCTGTGTTTCTGAGACAGGAGACAATCGATATGACCTTTGTTTGATGTCAATGTGTAAGTCTCACATTATTGCAAACTCTTCATTCTCTTGGTGGGGTGCATGGTTGTCTGGCTCTGATGATGTTATCGCTCCTAAGAAGTGGTTTGGTCCACAAAATGAAAAGAAATCTACACGGGATCTGATTCCTGAAAGGTGGACACTGCTTGATTCTGAATGATATGGAAAAAAATAAAGCAACATTTAAACTGAAGGGCATTCCTCAGGTTTACTATATCAATCTTGATGATAAGGTTGATCGTCGCAAGTATATGGAGGAGCAGTTTGAATATTGGGACATCGAAAACTATACAAGGATATCAGCTTGTGATGGTCGTGATGATGATTTGAGTTCTATCCTGACTGGTCGATATCCAGAAAACATGACTTCTGGTGAGATTGGATGTACCACTTCACACTTGAAGGCTCTGAAGCACTGGTTAGAAAATAGTGATGACGAGTATCTTGTGATGATGGAAGATGACTGCGACATCAGCACAGTTAAACATTGGGGATTTACTTGGAAGCAATTCCAGTCACAACTCCCATATGATTTTGATGTTGTACAACTTGCAATCATTAATCCACAGCAAGTTAGTGTCAGGATTCATCGTAGGTTTGTCAATGATTTTTCTACTGCTTGTTACATAATCACCAGGCACCATGCCGAGAAACTTGTTCGACTACATTGTCGTGGGGACAAGTTCAAATTGGATCAAGGAGTCAAACCACGAGCTGTAGCGGATGACTTGATTTACAATTCTGGAAATACGTTTGCTATCCCACTATTCTTGTATAAGATTGATCTTGGATCAGATATTCATGACATTCATATTGATGTATTCCACAAAGGCAGCTACAATGGTCTATGGGAGTTCTGGAAGGGGTCTGCACCTAAGATAGAGGACTGGACACCATACTTCGATTACGATCCGTTCTACGGCACTCTGCCACCCGAATCGAATTCTTGACAAAAGTTTACAAATCATATATAATTATGTTGTAAATCGTTACAAAAGAAAATGACTGTAACCACTAACGAACGTGGACAACAGAATTTGTTCGCTAGAGAACCACGCATGTATGTGTCTCAGACTGATGCGGAGCGTTATGGATACGAGACTTATGCAGAACGTGCGGAGAAACTAAATGGACGCACTGCTATGCTTGGATTTGCTGCTGCTCTCATCAGCTATGCTACTACTGGCAGTGTATTTTTCTTTGGAATTCTCGGGTTCTGATGACTGAAATTATTTTTACCCTGACGACTGTTGCATTCTTCTGTCTTCTGGGTTATACTGTTGAACAACTTGCTGAAACTTACTAATGGCATTTAATATCACCTTCCGCACTCCTGCAGGAGATGAAACCGTTGTCCCCTGTGAGGGAGATCAATATCTTCTCGACGCAGCTGAAGAGGCGGGTCTTGACTTGAACTACTCATGTCGTGCTGGTGCATGTTCTTCATGTGCTGGTAAGATTGTTTCTGGAACTGTTGATCAGTCCGATCAATCTTTCCTTGATGATGATCAAATGGACGCTGGATTTGTACTCACTTGTGTTGCATATCCAGAGAGCGATTGTACAATTCTAACTGAACAAGAAGAGAGCCTTTACTGATGCCTGACTTGATTGAACTTCTTACTTATTATGTTATTGGTGGTGCTCTTTTGATCGGAGCACCTGCAGTATTCTTCATCATCGCATTTATGCCAGCCCTTCAAAATACGAAGGGTCGTATGGTAGGATACAAAGACCATAAAATTTATGGTGATAGTTCTATCTACGAAAATACTACTGGAGATAACACTAAGTTTTTTCTTGAACTTTCCAGTTGATATATATGAGGTAAACAGAGTCACCTAATGCCAAATCCAAATCAACTCTGGGAGGATATTCAGAAACTCGACGATTTGTATGAAGAGTTACTGTGGCATCCCGACGATGAGTTACAATTCACTCATGATGGTCAGAAGATCATCATTACTAACAAATCCTTGGAGAACAAACAATGAACGAAAGAGCTGAGCGTATTAATGGTTGGGCTGCCATGATCGGTGTAATTGCTGCTATGGGAGCATATGCCCTCACTGGTCAAATCATTCCTGGAGTATGGTGAACCGAACTGTTTGACAAAACAATAAGTTCGTTGCTATACTAAATAAATGTTCATGAGGCGCTTCATGAACTGTAACAATCTGGAAAAGGTCTCAACTACTCACCCTATAGATTGTTGACAAAACTACCGTCTGGTAGTACAATTACTCAAGCGATCGGAAGTCGAACCGATCCATCATCTGCGGGTATCCACTCCGCAAGTAAAAAAAAGGTACAAACAAATGTTCAAATCTGTATTCGCAGCAACCGCTGCACTGTCCGTTGCTTCTGCTGGCGCTGCCGTTGCTGGCCCCTATGTTAATGTAGAAACCAATGCTGGTTGGGCTGGCGATGACTACGTTGGAGCCGTTACCGATCTTCACGTTGGCTACGAAGGTCCTATCGGTGAGTCCGCTGCTTGGTATGTTCAAGGTGGCCCTGCTATCGTAAGTCCTGACGGTGCCGAGTCTGAGACTGAGTTCTCTGCCAAGATCGGTGCTAGCGTTGCTGTGACCGAAAGTCTAGGTGTCTATGGTGAGCTCTCTGCCATGACTGCCGATCAAGACTTCGATGATCTAGGTGTAGGTGGTAAGCTTGGCGTCAAGTTTGCTTTCTGATCATTAGTCAGTGATTTCACACCTCCCCACTAAGGGGAGGTTTTTTTATGGTAAAAAATAAGTTAAGTTGTCATATATACCGAGGTTTGTCTAACGTTAAATCAATTTAACTTGATATTAACGACAAAATTTGAAGACACTGTTATAATATTCAAGTCTTCAAAGGACAAATCTAAAACATTGCAAAGGAATTACAAATGAAAGCAATCGCACTTGCCGCACTGGCAGCATCTGCACTGGCGACACCTGCCCTTGCAGGACCCTATGTAGAGTCCAAGCACGAATTAAAAGGCACAGATAATGATTACTCCAAGACTGTTCATCAGGGACGTGTTGGTTATGAAACTAAGTGGGGTGCTCTGAAGCCTTACATCGAAGGTGGTGCTGGTATCTCTTATCCTGATAGTGGTGAGAGCACAACCTTCACTGTTCTGGAAGTTGGAACTAAGATCAAAGTTACTGATCAGTTCTCTGCTTATGGTAAGTTTGAGAATCTCTTCCAAGATGATGACACTCGTGACTGGAAAGTAGAAGTCGGCACTAAGTACAAGTTCTGAGGAATTGACTAATGAAACGTTCACTTCTCCTTGCGGCAGGTATCACTGCTGCTATCAGTATTCCCGCAGCTGCACAGGCTTTCTGGTGGGGTGGGGACAAGAAGGCAGACGCCCCTGCTGTCTTCAAACTCAACGGGGCAGGTGCGACCTTCCCTGCTCCTTTGTATAACTCCTGGTTCCAATCTTTTGCCGAAGAAACTGGAAACAAAGTGAACTATCAAGCAGTTGGTAGTGGTGCTGGTGTCCGTCAATATACTGCAAAGACTGTTGACTTCGGTGCCTCTGATGGTGCTGTGTCAGATGCTAAGCAGAAACTGCCCATGGTTCATGTTCCCATGACTGGTGGTGCCATCGTTCCTGCTTACAACTATCCTGGTTGTGATGCCAAGATGACTCAGACTGAACTGGCTGATGTCTTCCTTGGTAAGATCACCAACTGGTCTGCTTTCGGTTGTGCTGACAAGCAGATCGTTACTGTATGGCGTTCTGATGGTTCTGGCACTACCAAAGGTTTTACCAATTCTCTGTCTGCCTTCTCTCCCGAGTTTAAGAAGACTGTAGGAACTGGTAAATCAGTTCGATGGCCAGTTGGTGTTGGTGGTAAAGGTAACTCTGGTGTTGCTGCTACTATCAAGAATCAACCTGGTTCTATTGGTTATCTAAATTATGGTTATGTAAATGGTGGAAAGTTCCAACAGGTTGCCTTACAAAACAGAGCGGGTAACTTTGTAACTGCTAACAGCGAAACTTCTGCTGCTGGTCTGTCTAAGATTGTTCTTGACGATCAACTCCGTGGTGCTGATGCAAATCCTGCTGGTGCTAATGCATATCCAATTGTCTCCCTTACTTGGATCCTTGCCTACCCAGAGTCTGCTCCTGGCGTCAAGGAAACCCTTCGTTATATGTTGAGTGAAAAATCACAAGCAAAGTCTGATGCTCTGGGTTATGTACCTCTCCCAGAGGATCTTCGACAAAAGGCTCTTGCTGCTGTTGAAACTCTTCGTTGACACTTTACTGACGTTGCACTATACTAGGACTATGGTATGATATATACCGTAGTCCTTTTTTATTATCATGTCTGAATTTCCAAAAGACTGGAGGTATGCAGACGACAGGATGCAACTACGTGCGGCTGTTTTTCGCGCCCTAAGTCATCATTTGAATGAACACTGTCGTGCTGTATATGAATTTTGTCACGACTGGGTAAGTCAAGGCAACACAGGTATTGACCATATCGAATATCATTTTGAAAATTATTTGGAGAACACTCATCGTGAACAAGTTTATCAACTTGAAAAATGCCTTGAACTCAATCCTAATTGGTACTTGCCTGTTCGGGACGAGTCCAACACTAGCGAATGAAGATAAGATAACTAAAGGGTACAATACCATGGATGCCATGGGTTGTATGCTCCTTCGCGAATGTACAAATGGAGTCGATAAAGTCGAAAGTATCGCTCGTATTGCTGACGAGTATCCCGATACTGATTTTGATTTTGTTGCTAACGAGTTCAACTCAATGCTCTTTTCTCTTAAACAGATCGGAGTTGAGGTGTTTCTAGCAGATTCCAAATATTTTCCTATTGGACATCGTGGCGTTTACCACACTGTTAGTAACAACTTTTTTCTAAACAAAGCATTCATGCATCGCCCGCATGTATTGATGAGTGTAATGCGTCATGAAGGTTGGCACGCTGCACAGGATTGTATGGCTGGAACAATCGATAATTCATTGGTTGCCATTATTCTTCCTGAAGATTCGGTGCCATCAGTATGGCGTAAAATGGTAGAAAGTACATACCCTTCGGCAGCAGTGCCTTGGGAAGCGGAAGCATCATGGGCAGGAAAGACTGAGGGTATGACTCAAAAGGCACTTGAGTCCTGTGCTGCTGGAACGATGTGGTCTGATTATGAGCCCACTCCTATGACCCGTGAATGGTTGCAGGAAAATAATTATCTTCCTCATATTGAGTATGATTTTTATTTCTATCCAAGGGGATATCATCGTCACCATCATCACAATTATCAGCGTCATAAGCATGTTCATTATCATTGGAGGAAAGATATGATTCATAGTCATAAACATTCTCATGGTGAAGGTCATCGACATCATGGTAGGAGTTCAAGACATTCTAGATCTAAATTTCACTTCCACTGATGCTAAATACCAGGGCCTTGCTCTCTACTAATGCTTGGAAAATCCAAAGCAGATGTAGAAGAGAAGGACCATGATGAAGATAAGAGTGAAGTTCTTGGTAATCTGGTGAAAGTTGTCGTACTTATATGGTCCGCATCTCTTCTCACGTTTAGCTACGTCAGACTTCCAAACGGTCAAAAAATTCTTGATTTTGACCCTACCTTCATTGCATCAGTGTTTTCTGGCTCTTTAGCTGCATTTGGTTTGAGTCCTGCCAAAAATGGTGGTACTGCTCCTAAGAAAGCACCACCTATTGGTAAAAAGGAGGAAGAAAATGCAAAAGTTAATTAATGTTCTATCAGTTCTATCATTCGTCGGTGTTGCAGGCATCGTCGGTGGTGGAACTTATTTGTATCTACAAAGAGACGCTATTATTGATGGCGTTAAAGAACAAGTAACAAAACATGCCACTGAAGCAATTACTTCAGCACTCCCTGGTATGTTGGATGGAGCAATGCCTGAGTTACCAGAAGTAACTGGCAATGTTGTTCCCGAAGTTCCTAGTGCTACTGGTGGCGTGATGCCTTTCTAAAAATGAAACCATTTACTTTCAAGACTGTTGGCATTGTTGTTGGCGGTCTTTTTGCTGTTGCTCATGTAGGTTTGCTTGGTTATCTTATGCAGGAAACCAAACCAGACTATCCAATGATAAATTTCCCATCTGGTGACTACTCCTCATATGAAGTAGAAGCAAATAAAGATGGGTATAAAATCAAATTTAAAGCAAATGATCCTGCTATCTTAGAGTCCAATAAGTCACTAGAAGTTGATCGTGACAAGAAAGGGCTCTTTGGTGGAGGAGTTGAGAAGCGGAGAGAATACCGCACTGATCAATTTACCATGGACGGTGTTAGAAACATGGGAGGTGCCACAACGCTGGACGGTGAGGGAAAGTCTGCAAAAGAAGTAGAGTGCATCGTGGCGGACGCTGGAGCACGGTCACAAGGTGCAATGGCGGGTAGTGCTATCGCTGCTGGTGTTGCAGTTCCTGCTGTTTCTAGTATTCCTTATGTTGGATGGTTAGCTGGTGGTTGGGCATTGATGTTGGGTCAAAAAGCAGGATCTGAAATTGGATCTGAAATTGGTAGTTCGTTTAATGATTGCTGATGGAAATTCGTGATATTGGAATCCGATCTCTAGATATTCCAGAGATCAATACTTGGGCACTCACAGCACCACAATCATTACCACCAACTGTTCCTGTCACACAGAACATTGGAGTTCCAGTTGTTGACATCCCTGGGTGTGTTGTTGCACACCCACAAGACAGGGGAAGAAATGGTGAACTATCAGATGATGATGAAAATGGTGCCAGGGTTTTTTGTGATGGTAGTATTCCAGCATTTAATCCAATTAACTTTAATGCTGAAGATCACATACAAACACCTAAGGCACCAGTTCCACCATATAAAGCCCCACCAGCAGTACCAGAAACGCCTGAAATTCCAGTCGATCGAGCTGTCACTGTAAACTGTCCAACAGAAGCACAAGAACTCAAGGAACCTATCGGTACACTAGTAGATGGTGGGACTAAAAAAATTGTTGAATATAGACTGGTCGGAAAAGAATGTATACCAGTTAAAGAAGATATCAAGATCCCAGATCAGATTGTTCAGGCAATACCATCAGCGGGTGCAATCACCACCACTGCATCTATTGCCGTTGTTGCGACGACTTCTGCACTGCTCGCAAAACCTCTTGCTGATCTTTTGTTAAGAGTGGTGAAACCGACTGTGAAGAAGGTGATAAAGAAGATTGCCGCGATAAGGGGTAAGAAGACCCAGGTGGAGTCGTTAAAGGAGCGCCGAGGGCAGCAGCGTCTGAGGAATAAGGCGATTCGGACCTTGAAGGGGCGGGGATAGTATGGCGATGTGGTGCAATTTGATTTTTATTCATCACCACCACATCTGCACACACAGAATAGTATGGGCTCTTTGGGTGAAACATGATTCCTTTTTGCATTAATTCGCCACAATTCTTGAGACGAGCTATCTCAAAGTCGAGCCTTTTATTGGCATGTTGTTGACGCATAAGATCGATGTTTGCATTTGCTGCTTGCTTACATTGATCTTGTAATTTTTTATCTTGTGGAATTGACCACGTTGCACTGACACCTAGTGACAGATTGTAATTGTCTTTCTGTCCAGTTCTTGTTGGTTGATACCAAAGAATCGAGCCTGGATTATCGGGTGCTCCATCTTCATCTAGATCACGCATATCATAAACTGGAGTATCATAAAAATCCTCAAAAGGTTTTTGTGCAGATGCAGAACCTGTTATGAATGGGGTGATATTTAGAGTGGGCCCTTGACACTGGATTCCTCCACCATACGTGTTAGTGATATATGGGCCTTGTAATACCTGGATGGCCTGATTGGTCACTGATCCTGATGAGTTTGCTACAGGAGCAGCAGTTGCACTAACACCACCAACAGTTTCTGCATTTACTGGAGATGCAAATAGCAATGCGATTACTGCTGGAAGATACTTGTAGTGTCTGTGACGCTTGTTACTTCCGTTTCTCTCTGGATAATCGTGTGGTTGCTTAGCCCTGGTCCCATGTACGTTTCCGTGAACTGAAACGCTGCACCTGGTGTTGTTTGTTGGAACGTTGGTTTGCTTGTTACCCCTGTCCATGATGATGTCACTCCATCAATAGTTACATTTATAGATCCCGTACCTGGGGATAAATTTCCATTTGCTGTAATACCAGATCCAGTTGCTGAATATTGATATCCAGTGTTATAGTCCATCGAATTGATGGTCTCAGTTACCTTGGATGTGGTTTCGGTGTGGCTCGTCATTGAGCCCTGTGTGAAGTTTGGTACAACAGGCACTGAATATGCAGGTTGAACCAAACCATGAATCACACCAAGAACCAATCCTAGACTGATTGCTTCTTGTAATCTAGTCATTTATTTGACGGTGATTTCGGTTACGAATTGGCCAGTGGCTGAAGTACCAGCTCCGCCAGCGGTCAGTGAGAGCGTGCCAGAGCTATCGATACTCCCAGCGAGGTCGCCAGCCACCCCACCAGCAGTGGTCGTGACACTTCCAAACGCGGGGAGGGATGGAGCCACACCGCTAGTAATGGTTGTGTTTGATGGGGTTGCGTCTCCTTCTGTGAACGCTTCACTGAAGCTGTAGGCGGTTCCATCGGAGGGGGCAGAGTAGTCGGTTGCTGTATAACCAACTGCGCTACCAGCAGTAAGTGCTCCAAGACCACCCTCCGTGGTAATCGAAACGTTAGATCCACTTACAGAGTATGAAGATCCAATTCGGGTTGCTTGTGAGGCGGCAGCGTCTACGGTCAACTGAACGCTAGAGGACATTTTAGTTGTAATGTCTGCGTAAGCAGGGGCGGCCATCAAAAGCATTCCCAAAGTCAAAAATACTTTTTTCATGAATTGACCCATTAGGTTAGCTGCTTCTATTTATCCTGACCAATCCTCTTGACGGGCCCCCTAGGATCTGTTATACTAAATAAGTCAACAGGTTAAGAAACGTAACGTTCTTAATTTTTTGTTCAACTCCCCGTAAACCAAGACCTCTAGGGAGTATAAAAACGTCTTTCATATCCTCGCTAAGGGTGCGAGGAAATAGTAACTCCACCATTTCCCTGATGGTCTTACTTTTTTGTTTAAAACAATGGCTTCAACTCTTTCGCGCCAGCAAGGCGCATCCACTTGGGAGAATTTCTGCGAGTGGGTAACTTCTACCAATAACCGCCTCTATGTCGGTTGGTTCGGTGTGCTGATGATCCCAACTCTGTTGGCAGCCACAATCTGCTTCATCACCGCCTTCGTCGCTGCTCCCCCTGTGGACATCGACGGCATCCGTGAACCCGTCGCTGGTTCACTCATGTACGGAAACAACATCATCTCTGGTGCAGTTGTTCCCTCTTCCAACGCAATTGGTCTTCACTTCTATCCCATCTGGGAAGCCGCATCGCTTGACGAGTGGCTGTATAACGGTGGTCCTTACCAACTTGTAGTATTCCATTTCCTCATTGGCGTCTTCTGCTATATGGGTCGTGAGTGGGAACTTTCCTACCGTCTAGGTATGCGTCCCTGGATCTGTGTTGCATACTCGGCACCTGTTGCTGCAGCGAGTGCAGTGTTCCTGGTCTATCCTTTCGGTCAAGGTTCTTTCTCTGATGGTATGCCTCTTGGCATCTCTGGTACTTTCAACTACATGCTTGTCTTCCAAGCAGAGCACAACATCCTAATGCACCCCTTCCACATGCTAGGTGTGGCTGGTGTCTTCGGTGGTTCACTGTTCTCCGCAATGCATGGTTCACTAGTTACCTCTTCACTGGTTCGTGAAACCACTGAAACCGAGTCCCAGAACTATGGTTATAAGTTCGGTCAAGAAGAAGAGACCTACAACATCGTCGCCGCTCACGGTTACTTTGGTCGTCTCATCTTCCAATATGCGTCTTTCAACAACTCCCGTTCACTACACTTCTTCCTCGCAGCATGGCCTGTCGTAGGAATCTGGTTCACTGCACTTGGTGTTAGCACCATGGCATTCAACCTCAATGGTTTCAACTTCAACCAGTCCATCCAAGATGGTCAAGGTCGTGTTCTGAACACCTGGGCAGACGTACTCAACCGCGCTGGTCTAGGCATGGAAGTCATGCATGAGCGTAACGCTCACAACTTCCCTCTTGACCTTGCTGCTGCTGAATCCACTCCTGTGGCTCTAACTGCTCCTTCCATCGGTTGATATGACTGATGGTAGTCCCATCCCCGTCAGAGAATATCTGGCGGGGTTTTTTATAGGTATTTCAACTGTTGTTGTCCCTTTACTTTGTGTGATACTATTATGATTGGTAAACTTGATCCAGAGGAACACGTTATGGAAGATCCTGAATACTTTGCCTGGAAAGAAGGCGGTATCATGGACACGGTACAAGCAACAATTAAAACTCTCGGGTGGGAATCAACCGATGAGATTGACATAGAGATTGGTGGTACTTCAGTTTCTGGTATTGATGTTGGTGAGGAGTACAACAAAAAGTGGCAATCACCTTTAGGTACTCGAAAGTATAATAAAGATGCTTTCATTATTATTAAGAACCAGTCTCGTAGAGATTTGAGTAAATCTCAACCATTTCCAGAAGGTGAATTCAAACCAGCACATCCTCATGAATCTAATTCAAAAAAGTGATCCACAGTATTTTGAATTAACTTCTGAAGAGCCATATGACAGACATGATTACAAAGTCTTCATGACAAATGGCAAAACAATTGTTACTGACAATTGGGATACTGTTCAGATGTTATGGTTTCAAAATCCACCACAATTTATCTCACACGTTGAAGTGTTAGATAAAGAAAACAATAAAACAAAAAAATCTAATGGAGGTTTTAAATAGTAATGGTAGCATCAACACTTTCACCACCACAGAGAGGATGGTTCGATGTCCTGGATGACTGGCTTAAACGAGACCGCTTTGTATTTGTGGGCTGGTCTGGACTACTACTTTTTCCCACTGCTTATATGGCAATTGGTGGCTGGCTTACTGGCACGACGTTTGTTACAAGCTGGTATACCCACGGATTGGCGTCTTCCTATCTTGAAGGTGCTAATTTCCTCACGGCAGCTGTGTCAACTCCTGCTGACGCTATGGGTCATTCTCTT